CGTGCCAGTCCTTATAGCTTGCCAGCAAAGAATCAACCGACGCAAAAGGTTCGTCAGCCGTGCGGAATACAAACTCACTGTCCGAGCAGCAGGACGGCCAGTACATCAGGCGCGACACCTCAAAGGTCGTCGGGTCGGCCATACTGATGCCGATGTAATCCGCCATACGCCGGGCGCAAGGCTCGTATTCGTCCGGGGTCATGGTTCTGTCCGTAGGGATCAAAACGCGCAGTCTGGGGGCGTTGGGCGCGTGCTTGCGGGTACTGTAAACGCAGTAGTTGCATTTGAGACCGTCCAGCGTCGCCAGCACCGTGTCTGTTTGCCAGCCGGGGACGTTATCAAAGTCCAGCGTGATTACGTCCCTGCCCGTTACGGCGTTCGCTTTGCGCCGTCCTCCGGCGAGAGCGCCAGCCACAAAGCCGCCCACATCCTTCAAATCGTCCTGCTGGGCTTTTTTCATTTTGGTGTATTCGGACAGAGCTTCCACGCCGCGGGCGGGCGTTTTCAGGCGGTCATAGAGCTCAGAAACCGTCAGCGTTTGGCGCTGCCAGTTAATGTCCTTACGGCTCTTGCCCGCCGAAATGATAATTGGTCTGTCGTAGGTCATGGTGGTTCTTTCGCTCCCTTTCCCGCATTATCTGCAACGCCTCATGGCGGCTTTTTCTGTGGGGCTCGGCATCGTGCGGTTGCACACCGTTTCATAGTAGCCGTAGATAGCGTTCAGTTCTTTATCCTCTGCATCACGGCGTATCTTTGCTTTTTCTTCGCCTGCCGCACAGATGACCTGAAATTCTGCCGTGCTCATCCTGCCCGTGCGAACCAGCGCATTGTACAGCTCAGATACCTTGTAGGCATCCATGTTGTGAGCGGCGCGGTCACGCTCGGTTAGGTGGTGCATAAACGCTTTGTACATGGAGCGATATTCAGCCGCTTCCTACAAAAGCGCATCTTTCTCAGAATGGTATTTCGCGCGCCGTGCCTTGCGGCAGGTGTCCTCCATTGCATCCATGATGTTCTGGAGAAAAGTCTCCTCACTGATAACTACGGTTCCGCACTTCTGACAACGGATTAGCTTCATTTACCTCACCTTCGCTTTGTGTCAATTGATGGACCGTGTAGCCCCTTTTACCTCACCTCGCCGAGAGGACAGCGGTACTCATACAGTGCTTTGTGCCCATCCGCAAACTGAATCGTCAACCGCTGAGGATAAGGATTATGCGCGCTGTTTTTCGCCAGATATTTTGTGTCAGTGACGACATGCTCTGCGCCTGCTGGCAGCCGCAGATGGAACGTTTCGCACTCTCGGCACATGGCTTTCTCCGCATACGTCGTGCCGCATACTTCACACCTGTATACCTTGCTTTCAATCATGTGCGCTCATCCTTTAACCGCGTCAGCTCCCACAACTCATAAGCGCGCTGATGCAGCAACTGCCATACGTCTGACAGCCCGTTACAGTATCCGATTTGCCGCTGTATCCTCTCTTCCAGCACCTTCAACGTCGCGTCGCGCATGATGCTCGGTGGATCTGTTTTCTCGATGCGGTCACGTTCAGCGGCGAGACTGGACAGTCCGGCGCTCGCTTTTTCCCGCATCTCGTCCAAACGAGAACACAGATACAACACTTCCTTCTCACTGATGGCCGCGACCTGCCGCGCCTGAGCAGGCGCATACAAGAGGATCGACTTGTCGGGTTCTACTCCTATGCGGGTGCATTGTGACTCTGCGTCATACAGACACAAAAACGGCACGCCACGCACCATGTACCCTCTAAGGGTTTTATCTTTGATATGCTTGCAGTAAACATGCCCCATGACAGCAACACCCACTTACCTCTATCGTCGTTCTTACCGCGCTATGCAGTCGTTCGGACGTTTATCCCGCCACCCACGAGGGGCGGCGGGATTGCTCCGATGTCAGATGTCAGGAAATTTGGAAGCAGATGGGGGCGCGAAGCGCGTTGGATGCGTCGTAGCTGCCCGTGCAGCCGCTGCCGCTGACAAGCACGAAGCAGGTGGCAATGCCGCTATAAGCAGAAGAAGTCCAATACCATCTTGTGCCCCCATCCTCATCAACCCGCACACGGGATTTAGAAGTGGAAAAGACCGGGTAGCGCACCCCGCACTCAGCGGAAGAAAAAATCGCAGAACCGAACAACTCACTTTCGGTCGGAAGAAACAGCATATCGGTACTGGTATGCTTGCGTCCCTTGCAATCCACGCTCTCGCGAATGGTAGGCTGAATCAACTCTCGCAGCGCGTCAGGCAGGGATTCAAGCATATCATGGTTCAGCCAGTGACGAAGCTCCGTGTCCACCCAGCCGTTAGGACACGCACCGCTGTGCATACGATGCGCAGGTAGCAACTCTTTGGACATAACGGTAACAGTAAGACGCTCTTCATCTTCCTCTGCCCGATCATGGCAGCAGCCGATGATCTCGAAGTGATAGCCGAAGTCCTCAATCACGTCGCGGAGCTTGAAGCGCTTAAGAAAAGTGCCGTTCCGCAGGGAGTCACGCACAAGAGCCAAGCCCTGAACGGGCACGGGCTTCTCGCAGAAGCCCAGCTCCTTGATCTGTTCCGGGGTCAGGAGCGTTTTGTTACCGTTGATGCAGATGTAACCTTCCATGATTTCTCCTCCTTATCGGCGAATATGGACGGCAGCGCGTCCGTTCGTCTGCAAATTGTTCCAAAAATCCGTAGAAATGACGTTGCCCTCTTTCACGGGCTCAGCATCGGGAGGGGGCACGGGAATCGGAACAGGTTGTCTCCGTGCGACCGCGTGCACGGTGCTTTCGGCATCGTTAGTCGTTCGGGCAGTGATTCGGATGTTTTCTTCCTTCTGCGCCTGACGATAGCCGGAGCTATACGCCCTGCTCTCACTGTCACGGCGAATGCGATTGTGTACCGCGTCCGTCGCAATGCCGAGGGCGAAGAAGAAAAAGGCAAGTACGATGTCCATAGTCTTTCCTCCAGTTATTTATTTCCACCACCAGCAGTCCAACCGCTGTGACAAAACACACAGACCGTTGTACAGGATGGAAGGTAACAGAGTTAGCAGCATGAGCGGGTAGATAAGTGGAACCTTAATCAGCCTGCGCACAAAACGATTCAGACTCCAGACGAAGTAGGTCATGTGTGATCTTCTCCTTCATCGAAGCAGAAGTCCGCCCAGCTCTTTTCACGGTCTACCTTGAAAACGCGGTCAAAAACTTTGGCAATACCGCGCTTGCAGTGATTGCAATCTTCTTCACAGAGGAAGCAGTAAAAGCCTTGCACGAGCTGGCACAACAGGACCAAATCATGCGCGTTGATGGCCGTTGCATCTTCGTCCATGTGACTGACGGGAGCATTGTAGTACACCTTGTACTTCATGCTCGGCAGCATGCGGCGGATGGCGCGCTTCTTCTCTGCCGGAATGGTCTCTACGATGCGCGCCAACAGCCGTGTCAGTGTAGCCTCCGCCAGCCGCAAATCGCGGTATCCGTTGGGGATGGCTTTGAGCCTGTCCCGCATATCGGTCTTTACCCCGTCAAACTCCTGTAACGCGGCAAACATGGCAAAGAGTCCGTCCATCTCACCCTGCCGCATTCGCATTTCAGGAAGGGGCTTTCCTACGTCGTTACTCATGGTTCTGCGCCTCCTGCTCATCGGGATCGTGCTTGAATTGATGACGGCTTATGACCGTCCACAATAGCTAAATATTTTTAGCTGCTGAGTTTATTATAGCAAAAATACTTTGCTTGTCAATATGTTCAGCAAAATATTTTTGACTATTCTCTCGGATAAAAGACCCGCCGCAAGACAGTACGGCGGATCACCAAACTCTCAGCGAGGAATTTTATCAAGGTGCATTCGGCTTCCTGTTGCTTCCGTCTGCCCGCAATACTTGCCAGTGTACGGACGCTCGACACCTTGCGCTTGCTCGAACACAATCTGCGCCACAGGATAACCGGGGCGTATCAAAATCGTGTTTTTCGTTTCGTTTTTGAGCTCCAGCGTAATGTGTCCATGAAAACCGGGGTCGATAAAGCCAGCGTTCTGCACTGTCAACCCTGCGCGACCGATGGAAGAACGCCCCTGCACAAACGCCGCAAGATGCAGCGGCAAGTTGATGGACTCTATTGTCGTGGCGAGTGCAAACTGACCGGGACGCAACTTGAACGCCTTACCTTTTTGCAAAACGATTTTCTTGTACTTTACCTCGTCGCCCAACGCCACACTACCGAACCACTTGCGTCGAGGAACCAAGAAGGATGCGCCAATGCGCACGTTCATGCTCGCTGGGTTAATGAGCAATTTAGGATACGCCGGGAAATAACCCTCCGCCATCATCCGCTTAATTTCAGAGTCACCCAAAATCATGTGCGTTCATCTCCTTCACTTCGTGTAGCTTCTTCCGCCCGCTCAAGCTCACCACCGCAGGCCGCATATCCTGCGAGATCGATCCAGTTATCTGCTTTTCCGCGCCCCGTTGCGATACGGGCGATTTTCAGCAGTCCCAGCATCGCTGCAACGTCTTTCGAGTCGATGCCGATAATGTTCGGGCGCATATAGGGACGAAGATAAGCATTCCAAAATGCAGCAACCAATCCAAAGTTGTTTTCGGGAGAACCGTAGTCCTCTTGCCTGTTACCGTTCACACACTTCGCGGCGGCTTGTAGCACTTCTTCACGAGTCATGGTTTCCTCCTCCAATCGTTTCTTCTTTTGCCGGTTCATCGACCGGCACAATATCGAACAGGCGGCGGCCATTATCTTGAAGCACCTGATAGATTCCGCCAGAGAGCGCCCGCACAAGCTGTTCTTCATCAGGCACTTCAATCTGTGCGTTATTGATTAGGATGTGCAGGATTTCGTGCCAAAGAGTGACGCACATGTGCTCATATCCCTGCGTATCAGGGTTTAGTTGTATGCGGTTGTGGACGAAATCGGCGTATCCGTGCGCAATGTTCGTCCCATCGTTCAGCGACTTCACACGCTCCACGGGATAATCAATGCCGTTGATTCGCACGAAAGACGGTATCTTCAAGTTGCGGCCTCCTGTTCCTCTGGCGCTTCATTGCCCCATACCTTCCAGCCGGGCGCTGCTCTGCGCGCAAACAGTTCAATGCGTGGGGTATAGGAAACACGTTCGATCATTTTGCGCATGGTTTCGGGCTTGCGGCTGTGTTCACGTTTCGGCTCAACAAAGCCTGTTACTCCCTGCATACGCTTTCCTTCCTCCAACTTGTAAGGTAATTTTTTTTGTGTGGTTGCAAAGATACAGTGCTCCGTCATACCGCGAAAATACTGCCCCAAGCCCATGCTATCCTTGCACCAAGTAATCAGTGTAACATACTGAAAGCCCCATGCCTTTACGCATTCCAGCGCGTCAGGCAGGTGGTTGTTCGTCGTCCACATATACAAGTGACAGCCCTCTGGATCTGCGAGTGAAGCGATAGGCAAGGCCTTGATTTCCTTTATGGACATCAGAGCATAATGCCGGTCAGCCCCGCGTTTAATCTTCCCACCGCCGCGCTCTGGCCATGGCGGGTCTATGTAAATCGTTTTGTATTGTCCTTGCGGAAACATTTGCACATCTCCTATTCTTTTTCAGGGAAATGCCGCTTTGTAACGGCCATCGGAAACTCTTCGATTTCGCTTGCCCATACACATGAACCTGACCCGTTCAGCGACTCCCACAGCAGCGGAAAGCCGCCTATCCCGTCAAACAGGCTTGCCATTGTGCGCTCTGTCCCGCAGCAGACCGTTAGGCGCTGCAATACATATAACCACGGCGGGAGGGCAATGCTGTTGCCGAGTGCCTTATAGCGTTCGCTGTCCGTGCTCTCTTTGTGACACTTTCCTTTGCTGTCCATCCACTCACCGAGGTCTGTCCAGCCATCAGGGAAGCCTTGCAGACGTTCACACTCAAGCGGCGTCATACGTCGTACACAGTACCCGCACCGCAGGGTATTGTTCAGGTTCAGGCTCTGCCCGCCATTGCTTTTGGCTTGCAGTGTTCCATTGACACCTGTGTTTTCCGTGCCGTTGCGGCAGTCCACCGCAGCAACGTCGGACACGACCAGCGCCGTATAATCCGTAACGCGGCTTTGATGGTCTCCCGTCTGTGTAGGCGCTATCTCGCCCTTCCCGTTACCCCTTGCGTCGTAAACCACGGCAGGCCGATCAACGGTGTTCAGCGTATAGCTCTGTTCTGCTTTCCAGCCCTTGCCGTTGCACCCGGCCGTATCGGCGCGGTCAATACAGTTTCCCTGAATACAGAACACAGTCGGGTCAAGATGACTTCCGTTTGCGCTGAGGGTAGGAGCTTGCTCATCTACGAAGCCAATAGATCGCGCCTTTTCTGACTGACCGCCCTTGAAACCCGCAGCACAAACCATAGGAAGCGCACCATGTGACTCTGCACGCAGGGTTTCAGCTGTTTCGCCGCCCGTTTGACCACGGTTTGAAAAGGCAATCGGAGCGGATTGAAACACGACGTTCGGCCCACGGTCGAGACAAGGACTCCCATCATGACGCGCAAGCAGAGACCGCGCTGTTTCGGGGTAGCATACAAGGTCGGTTGCATCCTTTGCCCACCTACCACACTGCGTCCCTGCGACATCGGATGGCTTGCAATCGCCAAAGCTCTGCTGTGCGTAAGCAACAGGCGCGCATATTCCGGCACGATTTTGTCCTCCCGTTGCGTTGCTCGACAGGCACGGAGAAACGCCATCGACAGCGTATTGCCGAATCGTCTGTGAATCCCACGGATTCAAGCATCGGATACCGCTTTGCTCTGCGCCATCAGCGCTTCTCGCAACGTCGGCGGCAGTTCCTTCCCTCGGCGTTCTGCGCGCCGGATAATCCCAAGACATGCCTTCGCGCTCAAATAATACTTCTGGGGCGCGTTCGCCTCCAAAATCTGCGACGAGCGAGATGCGACGGCGACGTTGGGGGACTCCCCAAAACTGCGCATCAAGTACCCGCCACGCGATAGACCAGCCGCCGTCTGCCCCGAACAGGCATCCTGCCAT